TTTGGAAGAATGGCAACTTTGCTGTACAGATAGTAGAGATTGTTAAAGGTAAAGCAATATTGAATGGGAAAGAACTCATTGGCTAGTAAATACACTAAGTCAGCACAATACAAAGTCTGCCAATTAAGGTTAGAAGGGTGCTTACCTGGAACTGAAACTGTTGTCGCAGCACACCTTAGTGGTGGTGGCATGGGAACTAAGCAAAGTGATATACATATTATGTATGCCTGTATGAATTGTCATGATATTTATGATGGCAGAAAGAGTGTCAATCCTCCATATCTTAAAGAGTGGGTAGACAATCAGGCACTCAGGGCGGTTATCAGAACACAAAAGATAATGATAGAGGAGGGTGTTTTAAAACTTTAGGGTATTCAATTACTATTGAGTAGTTTTGATTAAATTAATAGTATTACATTTAGTAGCTTCCAACTGAAGAGTACCCTAAATTTTTATAACAAGCGGAGAAGAAGATGAAAGAAGTGATAGAAAAGGTATTAGAAAATAAATCCCTTACTGTGTTTCTAGGGATTTTTGTTTTAGCTTTATTGTTTGGGTGGATTGGTGGCTAAAGACTTTAATATTGTAAACAACCCCTCACACTACTTAAAAGGGAAGATACAGCCTAAAGATTATATTATCGACCATGATATGAATTGGGCAATTGGTAATGCTATTAAGTATCTTACAAGATTTCCTTATAAGCATGAAGGTGAGGGGCAAATAACTGACTTAAGAAAAGCTAAAGAAATGATACAAATTCAAATCGATAGCATGATAGATAAAGACATCAAATGATTAATCGAGTTATCAAAAGAAGTGAGCCTAAAGAAGCTATCTTTAAAACCTTAGTACAAGACTTTTACAGGGAAAACCCACAAGTCGATATAGCCACAGTTTGTATCTATGAGGGTAAGCCTAAAAGGTCAGATGCTCAGAGTCGTTTATACTTTCTGTGGAGAGATATATTTGCAGAAGAGGTAGGTAATTCTAAACCAGAAATGCACAAGACACTTAAAGAGAAGTTTGGCATTGAGTCTACTAAAGACTTGAATGTATCTGAGTTTGTAGACTTCTTATGTGATATTGATATGCTTGCAGCAGAGCATGGTATAACACTTCCACATACCGATGATTACGAGGTAGCTGTATACGGAAAGATAGAGTAAACAAGGGTTTACAAGTTTTTCATTCCTTTTAGTTTGACTTTGAGTATACTATACGATATACTTGTGGGATGGAAGAAAAAAAATATACAGTTATCAACTTTAAGGTTGATGAAGAGGATGCAGATTATCTATCTGCCAAAGCTAAAAGATTAGGAATGTCACGCTCTCGTATGATTAAAGTGCTTGCCCTTAATGGTGAGATAACAGTCAGTATGCAAGAGCAGTTAAGAGTACCTAAAATCTAATTTACGCTTAACATTCCACCACTAAATACATCTCTTTCTTTGGCTCTTCTATTAATAAGTCCATCTAGCTTAACACCACCACTATAGACAAAGCCATCATTCTCACCAAAGGCTTCTCTCTTAAATGCTTCAAAGTCACCTAAGTTAAGTGCAACTAAAGCCTTAGACTTAGCAAAGTTACCTTGTCCTACATTAAAGATTAAAGAAATTAATGCTGCTCTTTGATTAGGGTTGAGGTCGATACTTACCAATCTATCTACAGCTTCTTCAGCTTCCATCATATCTTCCATAAGAAACTGGTCTGCTTGTTCTTGTGTTATCTTCTCACCATGACCTACTCTGTGAGTAGAGCCATAACCAACGGTTACGATACCTCTAGCTTTTTCATCGTCATTAGCATAGTAACCTGTGTCGCTATAACCCTCAAACGCTTTTAAATCTTCTTTCGCCCACTCAATCGTTCCTGTTTTTGGATTTATTGCTAAACCCATTAGAAATACTTTTTAAGGTTGGAAGCCATAACTGTAGGCTCAAGACTAGCAAATGTATTCTCTTGCTCTACAGGGTTGTTGACCCAAGCAGGTCTAAAACCATATAAAGCTACAGCTTCATCGTAACCTTGTTTAGTTTGCCAGTACGGGTCTTTTTCATTCACACTCCAGAAGTTAGTACCTTCAGCCATCATCCATCCGGGCTTTTCAGAAGTCTTAAGACTTGGTAATCTTTTTACAGGTGTATTTCTACCACCAGTATCTCTTTTAGGCTGGGAAAACATACCGCCACCTAAGAACTCTTTTGCACCAGCTATAAGTGCTTTCTTAAGTTCTTGTCCAACATCATTAGCCTCATGGACTCTATCAGGTTCAGGAGGTGTCATCATTTTAGGTACTGCTTCTGTAGCTACTAATTGCTGACTAAATGGAATAGGTATACCATCTGCTGTAAATTGTTGTTCATCTACATAATCTACATTTGGATTGTAACCAAGCATGCCAGAAAGATATTTTTGTATGTCCATGTTAATCGCTTGTCCTTTCAGTTAGTGGTAAACCAAAGCCAATCATATCTTCGATAGCTTGCGGTGTATCTTCAGGCATATTAGAAACGCTTTGTTTTGTTAATTGAGCAGCAGGAATATCACCTCTTATTGCTCTTAAAACAATTGGTATTTGCTCTTCGGGTACTTTCTTGTTTCTAAGCATTTTTTCAATTTTGCCCATAGCTTTTTCATTTATGCCACTTTTAGAATATGCGTTCATAACAAGAGTTTGAAATACAGGACTACTTAAAAAACTATTTAAAACTGAAAATCCTATTAATGCACCAGTCGGACCTGTAGCTAAACCAACTCCAGTAGCACCAATACTTGTTGCAATCATTCTTCCCCAAAAAACAGAAGCACTTCCACGACCTTCAGCATTTTCAAGAATATTAGCCCATCTATTCATATTTATATCATTAGCACCGGGATAAAGTTTTTGCAAAGTTTGTCTGCCAGATTCAGTTTTAAAATATCTAAGAAACCCATCACTTTCAAATAGCTTTTCGTTCAAAGTATTTCTTAATAACTCTCTATGATTTTCTACAAGGTCTTTATTGCCAGAATGCAAAGCAATCTTTTTAATATCTTCAAAATAATTATCTATAAGAATTGAGGATTTAGCTGGGTTGTTGACTAAGTTGTAAATTAAGTTTTGCGCTTTACTTTCTTCTTCTGCTGCATTTTTTATAGCACCACTTAATTGTGCATATTGACTAAATTCATCATCTAATGCTTTTACTTCATCACCTTTACCAGCTTTTTTAGCCCATTTAGCAAATTCTTTTCTAACTATATCATTATGAAATTCTAAAACTTCTTTGATATTTGCATTGTTTGGATTATAAGTAGCATCACCAATAATCCTACGCATCCTTCTTATAACTTGTGTGGGTGTTAATTGGTCTCCTTTAATTGCAATATTTTTTGGTGTTCTTTTTAATCGAGTCATTAAAAATGTTAGGTTTGCAAGTTGGTCTTTTGGCACATTTTTTATCAGATTATTATATAAATCCTGCACATTTCTAGCACTAATATCTAGTTCACCAATATCTCTGTATCTAGTTTTAAATACTTCATCTACTTCTTCTAATTCTTTCTTTAAAGAAATATTAGCTGCTCTTGCTGCATCTGCTCCACTTGGTGTATTATCTTTATTGCCTTTAGCAATATCTTCTAAACTTTTCTTTATTCTTCCAATATAACTTGGCTGTGAAAATCCAAACTCAGCTTGTGCCTCGTCTACTACTCCTTTTTTAGCAACTGTAGAAGCACCTAGAATATCAAGAATAGATTCATAACCTTCTTTACCGGCTTTAATTGGGCTTTTTACAAATTGAAAAATTTTTGATGTACCTAAAACTAAAGGCTTTGCTGCAGGTCCAGTAACAAAACCTAAAGCAGCGTTCATACCTAATCTGCTGTAATCAAAATCTTCTTTAAATGGCTCATCTACAAGATTCCTGTCAATAATTTGTCTTTCTGCATCTGAAAGTGAAGCCCAAGTAGCACCTGCTGTACCCGGAAACAATACATTTCTGACCATCCATCTTAAAGCACCTTTACCTGCTGTTTGTTGCACAACATTTTTTGCGATACCACCACCAGCAAGATTCGTAAGGTCAGTTCCAAAAGAAGCAGCAACTCCTTTCACTTGCTCAATTAAATCCCTTGAGCCTTCGCCTCTTGCTTTTGTTCTATCATAAGCGTTAAACCTTCTCCATATCTTTTGTCTTTCAGCCAAAGGCAGTTGCGACATATCTTTTAAAGCAAAGTTACCACCTCTAGTTAAGTTGTACTCAATTTGATTCCAATACTCAAAGTCTTTTTCTTGTAAATCTTCTACAGGCGTTTCAATATCGTCATAATGCTGTCGTAGGTCATTACTGTATCTTTCACTAAAACTATAATTCTTAGTTAAATCATCAAAAACTAATTCACCATTAAAATCCATTTTTGCAAAAGCATCATTTACTATTTCTACAGGTGGTTTTTGACCATCGTTCCACGGAAATTTAAGTGTAAAACCTGATATTGGATGTGTGAAATTATGCGTTTTAGTTTCTGCCATTATTAACCTCCGACCTCGTAAGCATATATATCTTCGCCTTCATTATCACTAATGTTTTTATTGTCATCATTTTCTAAAGCAGCTTTAATTTCAGAACCAGTAGGGGCTTTTGGTTTTTTACCGCTTGTGTTATACCAAAGATGTAAATGTGTTTGCCAATCAACTTCAGAAACAGGTATGCCAGATGCTCTAGCAACTTTATCAGCATCAGTTTTCCATCTATTCCACTCAATTGCTAAATCACGCTGAAACTCAGCCCAATTTTTCATAGTTTGCAAAATAAGTAAATTACCAGCTTTAGTATTAGCTAAACTAGGTGAGGCATCAAGAAACGCTTGCATTTCTGTATCTGATATTGAGCCTTTAGTTTTTTGAATCCATTGAGAAACCGCTTTCATGGAATTTACACGATACATTTCTTCTGACATATTTTCGTCTTTAGATGCAAATCCAATACTAACCATAAATTTCTTAAAATTACTCAACCCTTCGCCAGCACTACCAGCATAAATATCGTCTAACAAATCTATAGATTGGTTTATAGAATATAAAGATTCTTCGGCATTACCAGCATCTAAATAAATTTTAGTTTGTGTTCCTTGAACTGCTTTAGAATTTAGTATAGAAGCCTCTCTCATTCCTGCTTCATCAGCAGTACCTCTTTGCATTTCAATAAATGTCTTTTTAACAGCAGCTTTACACGCTTCATCAGATTTTCTCCAGCCACCAGCATCAATAGCACATTGATGAAATTGTTCTGCCATTTCCATAGTTTTTTCTTTAGTGCTAAGTTCTGGTTCTTTTTCATCTTCTGGAAGATTAGCCATCATTTCTTGTACTTTAGCAGCATGTTCTGTAAAGCCATTTGCAAACAATTCATTAACAGCATTTGTATAATCCTCACGAGTATTCATAGAAGAATATTTTTGCAATATAGATTTCAGTTTTTGTTCTTGTGCCATTCTCGCTTGTTCTTCTGCAATTACAGATTCTTCTATGCCAAGCATACCTCGCATACCTTGTCGCATTTGTTCAGCACCTTCAGCAGCAAGATAAACACTACCACTACCTTGCATATTTGCTGCTTCTGTAGCTACTCTTTGTCTCTCTTGTGCAAGTAAGTTGTCATACATTCCCATAATATCTCCTAACTAAATAATCCGCCAACTGCTTTACCGAGAAAACCACCAATACCCGGTGCAATTGCATTTCCTGCCATTCCTAAAATATCAGCCAAGCCACCACCTGTTTTAGCTTTAGTGTTCATTTGGTTTGTATAAGCTGTGTTCATACCTGTTGGTGGTGCAACATTAACTCCCATGTTTATAGCATTCTGTGCTTGTTGGTTCATCGCTGTATTAATACCACCTATGCCTGCTATTGATGCAGTTTGCCTGCTTTGTATAGCATTCGCTATATTTTGTGCATTCATTATGTCTTGTGCCAAAGCCTCTTGATTAGCTAACGATTGACTTTGTGCTAACTGACCTTGTAATTTATTACCAGAAGATGAATTAAGCATTCCTGTTGCATTTAACCTTTCTAGTGTTTGGGCAGTTTGTTCATTTTGTGCCATTTGCATAGCAGGTCTTTTAAGGTCGTACATATACTGACCAAGAGCCATAGGGTCTTTGTTAAAGTTTGCTAATTGATTAGCATAACCTGTTTGTTGGTCATACAAAGAATTTAACATGCCCTGTGTTTGAGCATTAGTTCCGTAGTTTAAAGTATTAGTATCAGCATTGTAGCTTGTATCACCGTAAATACCACCTGAGATACTTCCCGGTCTAGCAGCAGCTATTTGTTTATCATACAAGCCTTGCATATTTGCAACATTGTCATTGGCAAGTTTGTTACCGTATAAACCCTTGCCAAAGCCAACAGCAGAATTTACAAAATTTTCACCTAAATTTTGGTCTACTAATTGTTGAGCTGAAACTTGGTTTCTAGGAGTCATACCTATTGCCATATCAGCATAAAAATCTCTTGCCATTTTAATCTCCTGTCCTTGTAAATCCGTTATTATCTATTGCTGTTCCTGCACTACCGCCTGACCCACCCGAGCCTAGTCCATCACCTGATTGACCGCTTTGTCCAGAAGAACCATTATTACCTACTGAGCCTCCAGAACCACCAGAGCCAGCAGTTGTTGTTCCTCGGCTTCCACCTGCTATTGCACCGATACCTCCACCGCCAGCACCAGTTAAAGTACCTGCTCCACCGTTACCTGATTGTCTTACACATCCAGAGCCACTACATTCAGCGTTTCTTGAACCGCCAGAGCCAAAGGATTGTCCTCCTCCGCCTCCACCGCCACCTGCATAGTCACGGTCAGAGAAACTCTGGTCATCAGTTGAGCCACCGCCTCCTCCACCGCCTCCGCCTCCACCGAGGATAGAGCCATTGTTGTCTAAAGTAATATTCTTTTCTAGCTTTAATGCTGTGCCACCACTACCACCAGACGAGCCATTTGCAGAAGCAGCACCACCGCTACCTCCTGACCCTCCAGCACCATAAATATAACCATTGTTAATAATAGTAAGAACACCAGCAATACCACTTCCAGTAAGTAGGGCAGGGGTGCTAGTTGAGTCTGAATAAACATAAACACCAGAGTTAATGACTACATCTACATCACCTAATTTTTGGTCAGAAGTAAGTACAGTATCTAAATCTAATTTATTAACATTACTTGAAACTGTATAAGTATATTTCCTTTGATAAAAAGGCTTCCAAGAACCACCATCTTTGACACTAGCAGTTAATACTTCTTTCCAAGCACCGCCATCTTTAACAGAAACCTTTGTAGGTTCTTTCCAAGTTCCAGAATCGTTTATCTTTAAAGTCATATTAGCTTGCTACTTGATACCAAATATCTCCGTTAGACCCACCACTTGCAGCAGAAGTGCTTACTGTTCTATCACCGTGTCCATTCTTGCCAGCACCTATTTCAGTCTGTACATAAGCTGTTGTTGCTACTTGTGTTGTGTTTGTATCTGCTGAAGCAGTAGTTGCACTAAATGCTTCTGAAGCACTACCATTCAGGTCAGCCTTTGTGTTGACTGCTGTTTGAACTGCTGTAAATTCAGTATTAAAATCTGCACCAGATATTACTTTGTTTGCATCTGAGTCAGCTAGTGCATCTTTTCCTGACCACGATACAGCTATAGTGTAATTACTCATCGTATTTTTCCTTGTTTATGTAGTAGTGTTAAATCTTGTAGTGAAGCATCAAATCCATTTGACTCAATACTAATTTCTAGTTTTAAGTTTTTAGCTGAACCTGTTAATGGTGTTTTGTATTCTTGTAGTCCAAATACAGGCTTGTAAGTAACACCTGATTTACCATATAAAGATGTAGCAGCACCCCATAAAGCTGCTGTTCCAGTCGTAACTGGGTTTAAAGTTATAGCAGTAGTAGGTGATGGACTTGGACTATAATCTTTATACCACTTTAATCCTAAAGTTGCTCCAGAACCGCCCTCTAAAACCATAAATAGTCTTTTTAGTAAAGAAGAAGCTACGGACTGACCTAAGTTAATCCAAGTTGTTGCTATACTGCTAGTGTAAGAACTATTAGAGTAAGTTTGCGAGCCACCGGGGTATGCTAAATCAACATCATAATAACCTTCATAGCCAGCCAAACCACCATCTTTTTGTCCTACTAACAAACCATACAATTCTGTATAAGCCAAACTAGATGGTTCTCTATCATTGTCAAAAGTCCATGTCGTTATGCGTGGTGCTTGATTAGGTGTAAAGTGTTTAAAGTCGAAAACATAAGTAATATTGTTATCTACAAAAGATAAAACATATATTCCTTCATTCTCAACATAAACTGCTTTTACATTTGTGCTTTGTCCTACATTTCTAATAAGTGTATCTTTAATGTTAAGTGACAAATCTTGCATTGGTAGTTTGTCTTTTTCTGTCGTTCTACCTAGAGACCTTAAACCTGTGCTTGATAAAAATACTAAATCATCACCAATAGCTTGGACACTATCTCTTGATACGCAGCCTACACCTCTAATAACTTCGTTAAGTGCCATACTGCCAATAATGTTTGGACTATCGTATACAGCAATATTGTTTGTACCAAATACAACTAACTTACCATAGAAAGGTGCTATAGCTATTATGTCATCAACGCCCCATACGGTTTTTAAATCTATAAAACCACCATTAGAAGCACCGTTTTCTGTTGTAGTTCTAAAGTCATCAGCATCAAGTAAAGTAGAATAGTAAAGCACATCTTTTTCTTCTGCTACACCGCCTACCCACATACGACCATAAAAACCCATACCGCAACTTGGTTTAAACTCACCAGAGGTAACACCAGATGGTCTATGGGCATTATCAAAAGCTGCCCACTTAGAGCCTGACCCTTGTGAGCCATCATATCTTTGAGGCACTATGCCTTCATGAATACAAGTCAATCTGCGATTAAACTCAATAAACTGCCATTGACCTGTGCTACTGCTAACTGTATGTTTGACATCAGCACCACTACTAGGAAACGCAGCATTAGGTGATGTAAAGTCTATTGTGTATATGCTTGTACCATGACTAGCAAATATCTTGTTTGTGCCACCATCATTATGCTCAACAAGAGATGCTATGGCTGTACCGCTTGGAGTCACCTTTTGTTTTAAACCTTTTCTAAAAGCAATACGACCAGACTCTCTTATCACAACATTTTCTGCTTTTGTTAAAAACGATGTATCTAAAGAAGCAGGGTTGTCCTGTGTGTTAAGACCGTTTAGTCCTATGTCTGTTAAAGGTTGATAGGATATTTGTTTAGCCATTATTAATAATTATTAGTTACAAACCAATCTGTTTCATATTGAGTATTACCGCTATCAAGCATGATTGCTTGTTTAAGTGCTTGACTTGTTTCTTCAGCAGCTATAGATGATTGTGTACCGCCATCTTCACCTCTTTCTGCTATGGCTCTTGCCCATGCTCCAAGTACAACTGGTTTTGCTGGAACTTTGATTGTTGTTGCTGCTAGAGTCAGTTCATCTTGTGCTTTGATTATGTCAAAAGAAATAGTCTCAGCATTAATAGGAACAGGTGATAAATCTACTTTTAAATTATTGCTACTATCAGCACCGTTAAAACCGTAATAATGAGGTTCACCAGTAGGGTCTGTGGGGTACTTTACGCTGTTAAGGTAGCTTCGGCTTACCTGACACAATTGAGTGCCTGTAGTGTTGTTTATTGCATCTACTATTTTGAACTCTTGACCAGAAGATAAATTGTAATTCTTAGTGCCTGCAACTGTAGAAATATCAACTGTTTCTCTAAGAACTAACCAATCATGATAATTTTCTACAGAACGCTTAGAATCATTAACCATACTACCAATCACTTTTTGGTAATCACTTACAGTTGATGAGTCATTAATATTGCCAGACCAATCAGTAAGAATCGTATCTTCTCTTAATCTGATTAATACCTCGTTAATTAGTTCTCTATAAGTCATATTATTTCCCTTTTGCTAATTGCGCCCCAAAATAGAACTCTATAATCATGGTTGCCCATCCAAAGATTTCATCCATCTTTAATACCGCACCAGCCTCTAGCTTTACATATTCAATAACATCAGGAGTTAATTGAAATCCTAGTATGCTAAAACCCTCTGTAGTTGTCGGCACAATAGTTGGCACATCAAAAAAAACAGGTGCTATTTGTGTAAATATAATTAAAGCTAAGATAACAAAAATAATAACTCTACGATTAAGAGCAGCCATAGGACTTTCTTTGTCTGCTCTATCTCTTGCTTGATTGATAGAATCATTGCGTGCTTGCAAATTTTGTATCATTAGCTTTTGGTTTTCTTGTGCTGCTTGACTTTTAAGTGCAAACAACTTAGCAACAAATCCTAAAGCTATAGGTGCTACATTTGTTAAAAATCCAATCATGCGACTAACCTCAATACATTAAATATGCCAACTTCAGAAGCTAAGAAATAAGCAAAACCACCTAACAAGAAATATCTAATTTGATTAAGCATGTTGAATATCTTTTGTATCTTAGTATTAGTATCATCAATCTTGCTAAACAACTTAGCTATCTGCCCAGAATGTTTGTCTAGTTGTAATTGCACTCTGTTATCATCCATAATTACTTCCTTTTTTTAGGAAATCCTTTCTTCATATTAGCAAACGCTTTTTTACTAATAGTAGATTTCTTTTTACTTCTGCTTGTGCCAGCTTTTTTCCTAGCATTTATGTTTGCGTATAAACCTTTTTTAGCCATTATTTCTTTTTACCTTTTTTCTTTTTTGCTGGTCTACCTCTTTTATTCCCGTAAGTTCCTGGTCCGCTTGGCATAGTTTTCTCCTAGTTTGCTAGTGGGTTATCTAAAGACTCTTGTATACGCTTTTCCATGTCTACCTTTGTCTTTTCTACTTTGATTTCAAACCTGTCTAGTTTGTCATCATAGTTCGTTAATTTTGTGTCGACTGACTGCAACTTACCATCAACCTTTGACTCTAAGTTCCATTGAGCATTTCTAAGGTCAGTCATGTCTTTTTTTAACTCTATTTTGATAGCATCAGCATGCTCTTCAATTCTCATAACATCACTTGATGTCTTTGACATTTGTCCAGCTATAGCATCAAGGTCTAAATTTGCAATTCCTTCGACCTTTTGATACATAAGAAAGCCACCATACAAAGTACCAATAATCGTTGAAATGAACGCAAATGCCCCAACAATACTAGCACCACTTACACGCAAGCCAAATAGCTTTAATCTTCTATCTTTTAAGCCTTCGCCTTTGCTTACTAATTCTTCTAAGTCAGCCATCAGTTATTGAACGCTCCATCATTCTGTAATTGTCTTAGGTATTCAATTTCTTGCTTTAATCTTTCTACTTCTAGCCTTCTTCTTTGTAGTTCTAATTGATACAGCGTATTACAATTAATTCTTTCGTTTGGTGCATCTAAAGGGATAATTAGCCTAGCATATAAACCTATGTCTTTAGTTTGTGGGTTTGTACCTTCTTTCCCTATAATTGGCACAACAGCATTATTAATTACACCTGTCATACCAATCTCAAAGTTTGTACTACCGCCTATAGCGTTCTTACAATCTAAGTCACCTGCTCTAATACTGTCCGACCCACTTACTGAACTAATACTAGGTATCGAAAAACTCATCGAACTACTGTCTGCTATTACCTGTGAACTGAGTAATAATAAAACTAACCACCGTTTCACTTAAACCTCGAACAAATCTTAGACTCTACTATTGGCTTAAAGTCATCATTGCCTCTAAGTTTGGATGTTGTGCATATGTATTCAGCAACTTTTGCGTTCTCTTCATTAACATAAACATCAAACTTAACACGCTGCAAATACTTTATGTTTATTATCTTGTATCGAGTAACAAACGGTATTGGCTGCCATTCTTTGTCAAACACTCCAATCTGATACCATTGCACATCTGACCT